CTTGTACATTCCCAAGCCAAGCATATTGCAAAGCTCTCGGTACTGTTCTTTTCTTACATTTAAGATTTCAGAGAGTTGTCTAAAACGTTCAGAACGTGGGATAGAAACTCCGTCAGGAGAAATAATATCAATATCAAAAGCTGCATCTGTAGCTAGGGTATACAAAGCCATTGTAGAGGCTAGTAGAACTAGAGGATATTCATCAATAACGGGAAGAGAAAGCAGGGTTGCTCTACTGCCATTGGTGTCTGTTGTGGTTCGTGCGTGCTCTAAAAAGGCAGTTTCAATATAGGTTGCGATCTCTGCATCCGTAAAATATTTATAAGCGGTTCCCGAAATAACAACTAAAGTTCCTGCAGGTGCAGGATTTGCCAGAATCAACATTCCGGTCTGTTCTTCTACTGAGGAGGTATTAGATACGTTTGTAGCCCCTGCTTTAACAACCAAGGAGGATCCTTGTACTGGAGCATTTGTTAACTGGTACCTTTTAGTGCTTCCGTCGCTTGCAAAAGTTTCTTCAAAGCTGCGGCCCATATCGCCTAGTTCAGCTCTAAGACGACCAGAAAGTGCTGCAAGTGTTGCCACTGATAACCTCCGGGAATTGTTGTAGCAATATAATCTCGTGATTACCGGTATAAGTCAGGACAAACGTTAAAGACCCTCGTAGACAGGAGGGCGCTTGTCTACGAGGGCGATCTAGAGATTAGGCTATTTAGAGCCTGTCGTACAAGTAACCCTTTTCTTGCAAGTGCTGAGCAACATGCTTTGCCACCTTGTACTTCTGTCCGGCTTTAAAGGAATAGTGATTTCCTACACCGATTGTTACAAAATCTAGGTCTTCAGCGACACGAATAACTTGTGTATCGTCTGCAAGACTTACGCCTACGGTTTCAACCTCATCAATTACGGTTGCTGCGGCATTTGGATTAGTTAGATCTACAACTTCTGTTTCTAACTTTGCTGCTGCTTCTGCAGTAGCCATTGAAATTTGACCAGCACGTTCTGCTAGTGCTTCTGCGTTTGCTTTAATTTGAGCTTCACGCTGACGTCCTGTGACGTCTGTTACTTTTGCTTTTGACACGATTAGTATTCTCCTATTGTTTGTGTTGGGGGGCTGGATTTTTAGGCCCAGCCCCCTAACGGGTTAAATTAGTTTGTTTCTGCTAGAACTACAGACTGATCTGTAATAAGACCAAGACCGTAAATAGCGTACCAAGCAAGCGCATGCTCACGACCGAAGTCAAGGATACCGCCATCGCGGAGCTCAACTGGTAGAGAGATTGCGTGACCGAATGCGTTATCTCCAATGAAGATAGCTGTGTAGCGGTCCTTGTTACCATTACCTGTCTTTGTTGCTGGAGTGGTGTAACCGCCGCCTGTTGGGTAGACGATTGAACCTGCAGCAACTGCAGTGTCAGCTGAGTAGCCTGAGCCAGCTCCGCCAGCAACCTTTTCGATCTGTGTTGTTTCGATGAATACTGTGTCGTATAGACGACCAATTTCACCTAGCATGAAGTTACCTGGAGCTGCGTACTTTGTTACTTCGATGAACTCTGCGTTGTCACGAAGCTTACGGCTCTGGTGTGGGTGTACGAATGCGACATATGTCTCGCCCAAACGTGGGATGTTCTTGGTTGCAAGTGTCTCAACTGCGTCCTTGACGGTTGCTGTTGTAAGATCAAATGAACCGGTAAGAGATGCACGTGATGTGCCCTTTGTACCGTAGTCATACCAGTTGTTTACTGCGTTTAGTGATGTGCGATCGTATCCGTAGATAACTGATGATGCGGCCATGAGTGTGTCACGTGCCTGTCCATCAAGATATAGGGCCATGTTGCGGCCAAGAAGACGTGAAGCTGAAGCCATTACGTCATCGAATGATGCGTTCAATAGAAGCTCAGATACAGCAATTGCATAGCCATGCTCTGCAACTGTGATTGAGAACTGTTGAGCGGTTAGTGCGTTAGTTGACATACGAACACCTTCAACGAGTGAACCCGCGAAGCCGAGGTTGTTGTAACGCATAAAGTTGATCTGGAGACCAGGTGCAACTCCAAGTTCTGTCTTCTTAACAGCGAACTGTTCGAAGCGTAGAATAGGCATTGACTGGAAAAGGATTTCCTTTGACCAGATGGTCTGAATTGCTTGTGTAAGCTGGCTGTTAGAGCCAGAGTACGCTGTAGGTGCTGCGGCTAGATTGCCGGTACCTGTTACGGCTGATGCCATGTCGGTATTACTCCTTAGTTAGATTTGATTGATTGAGGTAATTACTTACCCGAAGATTCCCTTGCCTCGGTCCGATGCTGATTTACCCAGCAACTTTCCTCGGTATTTTGCGTATTCGGTAACCGACATTGCGGCAATTTGTTCCGCAGTAAACTGATTTTGCTCCATATTAGTGTCCATCGGTCCGGTTGGAGGCGCTGTTACGCGACTTCCTGTCATTTCTTTACGAGCATTCTGCATGGCAGATTGCGCCGATTCCAGGATTCTTGAGGATCTCTCCCGCAGTCCTGTAATACTTTGTTCTATCTCTTCAGGTGTGTTTCCTGAAATGAGATCTACGAGCTCTGGCATGATGTTGTCACGCTCATCTTCTAAGCGGCGTGTGCGATACTCACTGAGTTCTGCATACTGACGCTCACGCTCAAGAAGAGTGAAAGCACGTTCGCGCTCTGCGCGTTCAGCTTCCAACTTTTGAGCCCACTCTAGTTCTTTTGCTTCAAGCAGCTGACGAACATCCATCTCAGCTTCAGCCTTTTTCTTGGCCTCTGCCTCTGCTTCTGCTGCACGAGCTGCAGCCTCTGCTAGACGTTCTTCGCGCTCTTTCTTAAGAACGGTTAGTTCTTCCTTTAGTGAATCGATTTGAGGGTAGAGCTTTGATTTCTCTTGCTCACGCACTTTCTTCAAATCGTCTTCTGTGTATGCCTTATCTGTTACTAGTTCTGACTTCAAAGGTGTTACTTTTTCTTCTGTTGCTACAGGGACGTCAGTAAGGAATGCTTGCTGAGCTTCCGGTGTATCAACGATATTCGTTGTTTCCATGAGGTGTCCTTAGGTTTAAGAGGTCGTTGTCCGATTTAATGCCACGATGACCTGCGGATTGTTAAGTGGTAACAAGGCTTCCAAATTCTTACGAGTTTGTCTGCCTAAACGTACTATTCTGGTTTATCACCGTCCGGTAGTCTATTCTTAGGAATAGTCGTTCCGTACGCTTTAGTGACCAGATCTACTTGTACCTGCTGGAGCTCCTGTAAGACGCCATCTTCTAGCGGACTTACTACCCCAGGTTGTCCTGTTGGTCCAGGACCGATACCTTCTCCAGGCTGTTGGCCAGGAGGCATTTCCCCATCAGGAAGCATTCCAGTTAAGGAAGCAATTGACGCGGTTATTTGAGTCTTTACAAGTTGTAGGGCGCCATCAGCCTTAGCGTCTCTAATAAGCTCTGCACGAATTTCTTCTAGCTTCTCATCAGGGAACTCTTCACCCAGTTGGCGTAGAGCGCCTTCGCGGCTTTCAAGACCCATTTGCATCTTAGTTTGAATTTCATTAAGAACAATGAGCTTATCTAGTGGCAAAGGTGGTGGGAAATGAACTTGAGTTTGGAAAGTAATAGGGTCTGAAGGGTTGAGTTGAGGAAGTTGTCCTGGTTTGATAGGGCCATTCATTAGAGGGTTGTATGTAAACACCTCTGGTTCTTTAAAAGCTAGAGTTAATAATACGAGCTCATTAATCTTTTGAATACCTTCGCCGTATTGAACAACCTTCTGTTGGTAACGATTCATTAGCGGTTGGTACTGAATTGATAGCGCAACACCCGAGGTGTTTGAGATCGGCTGTACTTGACCTAGTGCGGTCTCTGGAACACCAATCATTTCATGCATAGCAGTCTTGATTATCTTTAGGTACTCCATTGCACCTTGAAGGCCTTGTCCGCCGCCTTCTAGGTTAAAGACTTGAGCGTCTTTTGGTAGCCCGCCCCAGACCTTCTTCGGACCTTTTTCAAGGGAAGAGGCCTTAGCACCGGTTATCACTGTAACGGGTGCCGCATGGTAGTTGACAATGTCTGCGATATCTGTTGCTACTTCGTTATAGTTACGATTAAGAACAATGATGTCGTGACAATCTGACAAGCCCCATGGGGAACCAGATACACGAGTATTAGGAATATGAATAACTGGAACTACACCGATTGGGTTTGGACGAGAGTCAATAATCTCATCATTGATGTACTCTTCAATACGGTCGTCTGTAAGGATTTCTGTGTATGTATATACAGATCTAGTACCTTCGGCAGATGTGCCCCAGAAACGGTACTTTAACTTAAAACGAATTAAACGTGAACGATCGTGCGGGTGAAACTCTGGAAAACAAAAAGAAGCGTTAAGTGGGAGGATTCTTACTCGTCCAGGATGGAATCTGCCAATAGAGTCTTCATAACCTTCTTCGTAAGCTACCTTAACAAAGCAGTCTCCAGAAACTCCGCCTTGCTGACCCATTTCCCACATAATTGAATGCTTGTCATTATCTGTTTCCCACACACGCTTTAGGATGTCAGGAACTACAGCTTCTGTTTCTGAAGGGCTACGGAAAGAAGCTCCACGGCCAAATGTAAAGTTAATAATGTAATCAGTAAATGCTCTGTAATAGTTGTATACCATTTGAGATTCACCGATCTCACGGCGGTATGACCAGTGGTGCCCAAGATACATTGCCCAGTTAAGAGAGTAACGATTTAGTCTCGGACCATGTACTTCAAACTCTTCATCTGCAAGTTCTACTAGACCAAGCGGAGAAATCGAGATAGTTAAGTCAGAAGACGCAGCTCTGTAACTGGGAGGTGAAAAATCAATACCACCAGCCATTATTCACAACTCCCCATCTTAATTTAAAAACCCCATTTGTTTTTGTTTTTTCTTTTTCTCTGCAAGTTTGCGTTTTTTAGCATCTTCTTGATCTTGCTTTACATCACGTAACTTTGGATCAACTTCTTTTTTAGAACCTACAAACTTGCCGCCCTGTCTAGAGTATTCCTCACGCAACCATTTAGATGCGGGGAATGCTAAATTCTTACCGTGAGAAGGATATTTTGCTTTGGCTTGACGTAGTAGCAAATTCCAAAGCTTTGGGTTTGCTGGAACCTCGGCCATTTAATCCTCCTGTTAGTAGAGCGCCCAGCCTCGGAGAAGGGGTACGAGGCTGGGAGCCCTATGTAGTCTACTGTACTTAGTCTGCTACTTGAGCAGGATTCATACGTTGGTAGCGACCGCCTGAGCGGATTACCTCTTCAATAACTACCTGAGAGTGATCTCCGAAGTTACCTTGTGAAAATTCACCGAGGTACGCAGGTGCCTCTACCCATGCGGCTGAACCGACATGTGCACGCTGCTTCATTGTTTCTTCTGGATACTTTTCAAACACGTTAGTGTTGTGGTTAGGACGACCGGCTGGGGTGTCGTAACCCTGATCCAAGCCAAGTTGAAAATCACTTGGGACATCTGTGTCAGTTGCAATACCTTCTTCAAATCGAAGTGGGCCACGTAGGCCTGGCATCGCTTCTGCCATCTTTCGTTCGTATGTTGCTCCAACCTTCTCAGGGAACTGAGGTGTTGGGGCGATATTCTCTACTGCCATTTTTACTCCTTATGCATAGGGATTGAGGGTCCTCAGGTATAAGTCTCTACCTTAAGGAAGGTTTTTAAATGCTAAATTAAGAAAAAAATGGAGAAGAGCTTACTTCTACTGTAGGCATAACCATATCTTGAGTCATAGAGCAAGCGATGGCTAGGGAGTCCACAAAGTCGTCATGGGCATGAGCTTCGTCAGGGGCAGAAACCATAAAATTTGGGCCCTTATATTGCACTTCTGCATCAGTCATCTGTTGATAGAACTTTTTCCAGGTACGTAGGCGACGTGTTTTAGCGTGGGCTGGCCAAGACACCATTTGACGTTGAATTAGGGCTTGCATATGTTTCCAACGCTTAGACTGCTCTGTAGGGCTTGAAGTTACAGGGATTACCTCTGCTCTAGGCATCAGTATCTTTAGTCTGCCAGCTACGGCATCTCCGACTCCGTTAGAGTCCACCCCAATAGCCAGAACATCGTAGTTGTTTAAAAAGTTAACAATCTGGAAGTATTGCTCCTCCCAATCGTCTCCTTGAATTTCTAACCAATTTAAAATACGGTGGTCGTAGTAGCCAAACTCATCTGGCCTATCCCAGTCAACCCATACAACTGTTACTACAGTTGAGTCCATTTTTCTAGCAGGGTCGATGCCAACAACTACAGGGGACCTATGCCAACTTTTAATAAGCTCTTGAGAGGTATCCCCTAAATCATCCATAATAGAAGAAGTTACAAACATTCCTCGTTCTAGCAACCACTTGCAGTTGTAGGACAGCTGGAATTCATCGGAATCCTCTCCGATACGTAGCATCTCTTTTTTAATAAACTTTTCGTAGTTTGTATTAACTTTTGCCACATCTCGCCAGTCCCATTGAAAATGGTTTTGTTTAGCGGATCTGCCCGTTTGACGGCGTTTGTTTAGTTGAATAGCTCTATAGAAGTTGTTCTTCATTGTGCTAGGAGTTCCGGTCTTTACAATGGTGGCGTTGTAGTACGCACCCATCGGAGCAATTGACTTAGATACTACGAAGTCATCTGCTTCTTGACACTCGTCAATGATAATTAGGTGGAAAGACTTAGATTCGATCTTTGCACGTGGGTTAGCTGTCATCATCATTAGAGTGCTACCGCTGTGCTTTAATTTTATGTTTCTGATGACTCCTGGACTTTTAGTAGCCATGTCGTCAATTTCAGGGTCTCCCAATACCTCTAGAGCACGTTCGCTAGTAAGGCGGGAAACGGTTCTTCCGTACAGGGTTTCAACCTGGGATTGAATTGGGGCAAACATACCTACCCAAATACCGTCACCGAACTTACCTAATAGGTCTGGGTACATCTTGGCAAGTTTGGGAAGAATAACCATAAGCGTAGCTACAGTATTTGCAATTGTTTCTGATTTACCCGACTGACGAGAAGCAAGTGCAGTTACCTCTTCACCGTCATTGATAATGACAGATTCAATAATTCTACGGGCTAAGGGTGCCTGATAAGAGTGCAGCTTATATCCAACCAGCATTTCTTGGAACTGCATGATTTTCTCTACCAGTGCTTTTACAAACTCTTTTGATAGTTCATCAAGCTCATCTGGTTCTTCTTCGGGTAGATCATCCTCTTCCTCATCAAAGATTAGGTCTTCGGGATCTATCTCTTCAAATTGATCGCTATGCTCAAACTCACTCATTAGGGGTTTCTTTTCTTTAATGTTTCAAGAATAACGTGCAGCGCCTCTGCGCCCATACGAGCTTCTTCTAAAGCGTAGGCGTCTTGCGTTTTTTGCCAGACAGATAGATTTTTACCTATAGCGTATAGGGCGTTTTCAATCCAAGGTAAAAGTTCAGTAGTAGGAAGTGATTCAACACGTTTTTCAATCTTAGTGCGTTCACGTTCAGGGTTACGTTGTTTCTTAAACATTGTCACCATCTTTTGCTCCGTATCGTATGTACTCCCAGTCAACTTCTTCTTCTGGAAGGTATCTGCCTCGTATAGCGTTTGTTAGTGCTTGTCCCTCATCAAAACTAGCGTTCCACTTACCTATAACTATAGCCAGTCTAGTCAGTGGTAGTCTAATTGATACCCCAACTCCACCTCTATAAGGTTCGGCTATTTCTTGAGTTTCTGCTCGTTCCCAAAACTCTTTAGGCTTTACAGGGTAGACAAGCGTGTGCCAATAGAACGGCCCCACGTCTCTTGGATTTGCCACGATTAGCCCTCACAATTATGATCATCTACTTCTTGTTCACGTAGTACTGCATCGCATACTTTACACCTAAACCAACGCATAGCTTGAAAATTATTCTGCGCTGTTCCGCCAACGGGAACATCCACCCCGCCATCTGGCTGTGGGTGGTAGTCAGTTACGATTGGTGAGGACTCAAATAACTCTGGTGGGAAAGGTCCCTTAGGCTGATGCGCTGTTTCCGGTACGGGATGCCCTTGCCGCGTAACGATGCGCTCTACCCTCATTCTTCTTCAGCAGGTGTTTCAGTCTTCTTTGCAGACTTTTTATCAGAAACTTCTTCTACTTTAACCTCTGGTGCCGGTGCTTCTACTGGTGCAACAGCTTCTACAATAGGCTCAATTACAGCCTCTACGTTGATTTGCGGTGCATTCCAAGGTGCTGACCATGCAGACATGTGATATTCCTCTCGATTTAAGAAACTTCATTCTACACGCTGTTCTCGGTTGCTGACCCCCTGTAGTTACTGCTAAGGTTTCTTTGTGCCCAGAGAGATCTGGGCATCAGCACCTCCGTAACAAAAGGGTTGCAGACCGAACTTGGCAGAAAGAGGCTGAGTTGCTTAGTATGTGTGACAGGCATACGAAGTCAGGACTGGCCTTCTAGCCTAGGAGACCGAGTGCAAAGTTATGAAAAATCGCATTTAACAATGCTAGTCCTGTACGGACTACTGATAGTTGGAGTACCAAACGCTTTAGCGGCAGAAAAAGCCCCTGTAGTAGATGGATCTACAGCTACAGTTAAAATTATAGACCCGTTAGACAAGTACCGCGGAGCCACCGAGCTCACTGATACGGAACTTGTAGACATGCTATCGCTGGTTGGTTTTAAGGGTGACTCCTTAAAAATGGCCTGGTCGGTAGTTATGAGGGAATCTCGGGGAAACCCAACATCCCGAAACAATACTCCAGGTACTGGGGACAATTCCTATGGACTATTCCAAATTAACATGATTGGTAATCTGGGAGAAGTTCGTAGGGAAAAATTCAATATCGCAAAAGACAGTGATCTATTTGATCCGGTAACCAATGCTAAAGCGGCCTTCTATATGACGGCTCGTGGAACGAATTGGGGCTCTTGGGGA